TGTTAAGGATGATCAAGCCCTCAGCAACTTTGCTGCGTTCTGTGTTGCTGTCACCTTCTCTTTCTTTGCAAACGCCAGATTCACATTCAAGGCTCAAACTACGACCATGCGATATATGCTTTATATCGGGTTTATGGGAGCGCTAAGCGTCGCGACAGGATGGGCGTCTCAGGCATGTGGATTGCCTCCAATATTTACTCTAGTCGCCTTCTCTGCGATTAGCCTAGTTTGCGGGTTCTTCTATTCTAAATTCATCGTTTTCCGGAGTGAAAAGCAGTGAAAATCTCATTGGTTGTTCCTGTCTTCAACGAAGAAGACACGATACCTATTTTCTATAAAGCAGTTCGTGAATATGAGCCGCTAAAAGAGTATGACGTTGAGATTGTTTTCATCAATGATGGAAGTAAAGACTCAACAGAAGACATTATTAATGCACTATCTATTTCAGATAAACTCGTTAAATCCTTAAACTTCACGCGAAACTTCGGCAAAGAACCTGCTCTATTTGCTGGGCTTGACAATGCTTCTGGTGATGCAGTCATTCCAATTGATGTCGACCTGCAAGACCCTATTGAAGTCATCCCGCTACTCATTGAGAAGTGGAAAAATGGCGCAGATATGGTTCTAGCCAAACGCACTGACCGATCTACAGACGGGCATCTGAAGCGTAAATCTGCTGAAATGTTCTATAAGCTCCACAACAAAATCAGCTCGCCAAAAATCGAAGATAATGTGGGTGACTTCCGGCTGATGTCTCGTGAGACGGTCGAAAATATCCAGAAGCTTCCAGAACGTAACCTGTTCATGAAAGGTATCCTTTCTTGGGTTGGTGGTAAAACTGAAGTGGTTGAGTATTCTCGGGCCGAACGATGTGCGGGAGAATCTAAGTTCAACGGCTGGAAGCTCTGGAACCTTGCCCTTGAGGGAATAACAAGCTTCTCTACGTTTCCACTCCGTATCTGGACTTATATTGGACTCGGTGTATCTGCTTTCGCCTTTATTTATGCTGCATGGATGATTATTGACAAACTCATTTGGGGAAACCCTGTTCCGGGGTATCCATCTTTGATGACAGCAATTTTATTCTTAGGCGGTGTTCAATTGATCGGTATTGGCGTTCTTGGTGAGTATATTGGCAGGATTTATGTTGAGTCGAAGCAGCGTCCGAGATTTATTCTGAAGAAAAGGAATAAAGATGTTTAAGTTGAATAGATTTGATAGTGGGAGCTGGGTAATTGTTTGTGTTACCGCTCTATTTGTGTTGCCTATCCTGCTTTCAGGTGTTTTGTATCAGGACGATATACTTAGAGCAGCTAATGGCGAGGCGTATTGGGGTGTACTTGGCCGTCCTCTTTCTGACGTTGTTGTCATGGCTCTTGGGTTTGGTTCGGGATTCGTTGTTGATTCCTTTCCGTTATCTCTGGTACTGGCTGGCGCATTACTTGCCGCTTCGTCAGTCATGCTTTATTGCCGGTTCGCGATCAGCCGCGGAGTTGCATCTGGCTTAGTTTTTTCATTATTTTCATTAAGCCCTTTCTTCCTTCAAAATCTTTCTTATCACTTTGATTCATTCCCCATGATGCTTGGAGTTTTCCTTGCAGTATTGCCTTACTCTAAAATATCTGCGTCATGTAAGTTGGCGGTTAGGGTGCTATTTGGGGCTGTGTGCCTTGTGCTTGCCTTGAGTCTCTATCAGGCAACAATAAATGTATTCCTTTCTTTGTGCGCCATAGAAATAGCTTACGTGCTTTACAGTAGGGGAAGCGGAACAGATGCATTGCGAATGTCAGTCGAAAGAGCAGCCAGCGCAATTATTGGGATGATAGTCTACATGAAGGGTGTGGCTCCATTCTTCTTGTCTAAGAATGTCCACTCAGATCTTGTTGTAAAAGCAGAAGACCCACTAAAAAGCCTCTCTTACAATTTTGGCAGATTCTGGAACATTGCCTCAAGCCTGTTTAATGAATCGCTATACATGGCATGGTTTCTGGCGCTTGCAATTGCGATTATTGGCTTGATAATGCTTGCTTGCAGGCTAATCAGGTCTGATTTTTCCTTTGTATCAAAAATCATTGGCTTTGCAGTTTTGGTACTCGGTATCGCAGTGGCAACGTTCTCCATTGTTGGACCATTTATCTTTGTCGATAAGACTGTGGTTGCTCCTCGGGTAATGATGGGTTTGCCTGGGTTTATGCTGCTGATTGGATACCTTGCCTCCATGCTATCATCAAGAAGAATAACCACCATCGCATGCATTATTCCGGTAATGTTCTCCTTGTCCTACTCGTCTGCATATGGGAATGCAAGCAAGCTTCAGCGCTCACTAGAGGATAAGGTTTTTTATGATATAGCATCTTCGTTGCCTTCTAATCTGGATGGCAAAAAGGTGTATATCTCTGGCCAGATATCTACCGCTGTCGCTACTGACATGGAATTTAAGAGATTCCCTTCCCTTAAATGGATGGTCATGCCGCTATACAACTGGTCAGGAATGATAATGCTGAAACATTACGGAATAAATGCTGAGATGGGGTTATTGAAAAAAGATATTAAAGACATGCCTGCATTTAAGGACAGTCGTTACTTCATTATCTACTCAGGTGATCATTATTACATAAATCTTAAATAAGGCCCGCAAGGGCCTTTATAGTGTAGGTTTAACCCACAATTTATAGGTAATACCATAGGATGCGTTAGCCGTAGTTTGGAGGACTATAGACGTATCGCTGCTAGATTTTATGCCAACACCGGATGGCTGATTATTTGTGCTGACGCCTACCATCGCCGTAAAATCGACTATTTTAAAGTTTGTAGGAGCGGTTATGGTAACAGTCCCATCCGCTGCAATCTTAGCGCCCTGCCACGAATTATGCACAGATACAGATTTCCCTGCATAATCGTATGAGGAGCTTGGCTTTAAATAGCGATCTATGTACATCCCACCTATGGCCTCAATGTTAGCGATGTTTGCTGGGGCTAGCTTGAGTCTGGCATCGGAACCGCCGAGGGAATGCGCCCCTCCCAGATATAGCCCACAGTCCTGAAACGTAATTTTACTAGTAGTATCAACCGAAGTTACATACTTAGTAGTTTGCCCCGTAGGCCAGTTGGATACTGCGGGGATAAAATGATTAATGGTTACGGTACTGTACCCATTTACATATGTGAAGCTCCTGTTTGTAGTTTGTATTGCCGTTTCATCTGGTAGAGACATAAGACTGCGCATGCGATACGCCACACCCTGAGTACCTAGCCCGTCAGGTAAAACCTCCCCCGGAAGCATCCCAAACGATATATTAGCCTCAACCGAACCGATGCAGTTAAGTACGGAGCCTTGCCACGCCTCCACCCCCATATCAAAAATAACACCATCACATGTATCCAGCGTTATCCCCATTGCGGTTTCATTAGCAGAATCGTAATGGGGCATTGATGTAAGCGCCCCCTCAAACCAGCCATGAAATTTAGCATAGTTACAGTTTCGAAGATAAACAGGGAAAACTGTATGGTCTATTTGTAATTCAATATTATGCGAGGTAGTGCTACCACCTTCCTTGGTTTTTTCTGGTGTTTTACTCACAGCATCCCAATAAACCCCTTTATGACATGAGTCTATCTTTATCGATCCTTGAGTTCCCCAACACCCATAACCGAAGCATGCAAATTCGCCTCCATATAAAGATACATCTAGGTTTGCTTTCATGGCATAATTAAGATGTAGGCACATTGTCCCTATACCTTTAGATGCGGTATGCCTTGCGGCATTCCATCGCAACTGGAAGCCTTTAAATGTTATATTTCTGACGTTTTCTCCCGTCACGCCAGCACCAGAAAACTCAGATGCATCTCCTACTCGCACAATGCAAAGTTGTCCAAATGCATACGCAGAATAGTCAGAAGGTACATTCCTGATAAAGCCTGTTTCCCATGTGAAATCGTTAATAGGTGAGCCAATCCAGCATGAATAAGGCCCCAGTTTCAAATAGTTATCACCAAGTTGATATTTCTTGAACTTTGCCACCCTAATTTCGCACTTCCCTCTAGCGTAATTCTCAGCAGCCTGACACGCAGCCCAATCGATAGTCTGAGTTAACGCAGTGACGAATGGATAAACGGCCTGAGCTGCGGAAAGAGTGGAATAACGCTCGGAAAGTGGATGAACGGTGCCGTCACCAATTGCGCCGAATTGCTCAGGAGTGACGTAAATCAGAAGCTGTGAAAGATTCCCTTGCGGCATGACGCTCACCATTGTTGAATCAATATTGCTTTCTATTGACCCCACCTTCTTCCATGCGCCATCTTGAATCCCTCCAGTGCTTTCCGGTGTAGATGCAGCCGGAACTTCCTTAGAAAACACTCCAGTCCAGTAATACCAGCTTTTACTATTGTCATCCCAGATAAAGTCCCTTTCAGACTCTAATGTAGCTCCATTAAGGAAGGTATTCTTACCGTCAATTAAATACTCGAATTTGTCGTTTACATCTTCAACCGATGGCACACCAAGATTAGCTCTGGCTTGTGCGTTATTCTCAAGTTCGGATAGGTTATTTTTAGATCTCAAGAAGTGGGTAATCGGCAATCGCTGATCTGTTTCGTTCTGGTTAACTAGTAGTACTGCTGCATCAATCGTATCTGTTGCTTCAGGTAGTTGTGTTAGTTTTACTTTTTGTTCTGCCATTATGCGGTCCTATACCAGCCAGCAAGTTTAATAAATGAATTGGTTATATTTACTTGTTCGCCACTCCCAGAGTCATTGGTGTTCCCCTTTACTTTGTGAGAATGCGCACCAATTTGTGTTTTGTGAACATGGTCGCCTGCTGCTTTCATAACGGCATTGCTCGTCCATCCTACGTCAGCTGTAGCGCCTGCTATTGTTGTGATACTTCCTCCGCTACGACCAATATTACCAGTGTGAATATGAGAGCCATTATTTGTAGTATCTATGGTTCCATGGTCATATAAATCCGTAGTTAGATTTACTGTGTGTGAATGTGCCGGTAGGTTTTGCTCTGCGATTTTTAGCGAGTCATTACCACCGGATTGCAGAACATCGCTTCCAGTTGCATTTGCAAGACGAATAGTTTTCCCTGCACCTGGTAATCTTGCCCAAGTAGAACCAACCCATATCGTGTTAGGGTTTATGCCATTAGAAAACCATTCAACTTTTCCAACTGGATAACGCATGTTAAACATTGCGTTAAGTAATACTTCTACGGTGATAGATCGGTCATTCCCGCTCTGATTAATATGCAATAAGTCCCCTTCATCAGCTCCAGAGGCAGATGAAAGGTCTGTTAGGTACTTAAGTGTAATATCGGCCATCAAGCCCCCTCGAGCGCTGCAATACGAGCATTGAGATCCGCTATCTGCGCGTAAAGGTCATGAAGCAAAGTGTTCAAATGATTAGCTGCCAACTTGCTGCCTGCGGAAATGGATCCATCAGGCATACGAACCGGAGGAACGAATCCTTTATCAAGAATTTCATCTGGAATAGGCTCTTTATTTGACTGCCCATCAGGGTAGGTAACATCTGTGTTAGCAAAGGAAGGTATAGCCATTAATTACTCACTTAGGCATCGCGCCACATAGCATTGTTCCTGTGACGCCATAGTCACGGGAAAATATAAGAAGGTAGTCGTCATCAGCTACGCCTAGATATGATCCGTTAACTTCGAGCACACCGGATACCGAGCCAGCAGCATCAAGATAAGAGCCACTAATAAAAATCGAACCGCGATTGAGACCTAACGCAGTATCATCTCCAACTTGCATTGCTGTATTGGTTCCGACCTGAAGCGCCTGTCCGGAGGAAATATCTATTCCAGCTAATGAAAAGCCATTTAGACCGTAATCATGGGTCGAATAAGCTCTCACGCCAGCAACAGAAGCGTGATCAACGATAGCGTTGATGTTTTCTGGTACGTATGGACCTGTTGCATGCACACTGAATGCTGCTGGTGATAGTTCGACGAGCTCTACATCCGTACTTGAAGTGGTTGTCGCTGTTACGACCATTACGTTATCTGGCGTACCGCTAAAGGAAGTTGCCAGTTTCGCCTGCATGATAGCCCGTCGATAATCATCGTCAGACATTCCATCCCGGCCGACATCAACGTACTGACCAAACCTGTCCAGCTCTATGTCGTGGGCGTTGTATATGCTTTGTGTCAGGTAGATGTATTTGGCGCGCGCTTCTATTTCAGGATGAAGTACACCAACAGCAGCAAAGAGGTCAGGAACCTGCCCGCCCTTTTTAAGCCAGTCAGTAGGCCTCTGTCGTATCAGCGCAAGGAAATCGATATCAATCCATTCATCAGACACCTGTGACCTCCACATTGGCAGCGGAGAACGAAGCAAAGGAGTTTTCAGCTACGGAAATATTACCTTCGCCAAACGTAGTTCCGTCCGTGCTGACTGTGATGGTCATCTTCCCGATGCCGGTTGTATTGGCGTAGATGTAACCATAAAGGCGCTGGGTAATAACGTCATCACCAAGGCCGAGAGTCGCACCGTAAGCAACAACACCCTGCTTAATAGCGTCCACAACAGCAGCTGGTAAAGGCTCCTCAGTATCCAGGAGAACAACGTCAACTTTGACGTAAATATCTACTTCAGTGGGTCGTGAGAAGTTAACCAGATGCGGCCTTTCATACCGGTCATATACAGTGATCGCAATTGAGCCGTATGTCGCTATACCAGCACCTTTGTACTTCCAAATAGCGTCAGCAATATCCTGCTCTAGCCCGCCTGAAACGATAGTGTGGATGGCTTTTGGAGGAATGCTGTCCACGGTAGCCATGGTGTCGTTTTCAATGACTTTGGCTAAGGTTACACCGCTGACTTCCGTAATAAGGCGCGTCTCAATTGCTGGAATGGTTGCTGCGCCGCCTGATGACGCTCTGCTCTGGTATAAACGTTGGCGGTAATCCGTGTCTGATTCCCGATCGGAACCGGTAGCCCCCTGAACGAGGTTGTTAACTGCAGTCCATCCTGTGATGGCACTTACCGGATTGTTTAGTCCGCCAACAGGAACGACAATCGGACCTGCTTCTGTGGCCTCAAAGATTGCCGGTGATCCAATAAGCTGCCAGGCCAGTCCAGCGCTAAGCGAAACTGCGTAGCCTTCGATGAGGTTTTCAGAGGTGAGCCTGATTACTGAGCCGTTTGCTGTAGCTGAATACTGGCTTGTTGAGTCCACTACTGCAGCAAGGCCTGTAGCAATAGTGTTTACTGTGTCTCCAGCGATCTTGTTGTAGGTATGGTCAACGCCGGCAATCCGTACCGTGTAGGTGGTTTGAGTGTTGTTTGACACCCTCACCTCTCCATCCAGAAGCGTAGAGCGTGAGATGGTGTAATCTGCCGTCAGTCTGAATTGGTAATTACCAAAAGAAGCTAAAGAGCCCGCAGGAACAAGTCGTGATTCAGAGCCATAAATAACGGCGTTTACTTTTGTCGTGGTTTTACCATGCCGGGTAATGCCACCCATCCAGTCGCCAAGAGCATCAAGAGCGAATCCCTCAGCAGAAGCAAGAAACCGGCTAGCCCACAACTCCTCTTCAGTTTCAAAGTGAATTGCATTTTGCTCAGCTTCAATTCCGATCCACTGTCCGGTGGTCGAATCAGCCTCTCTGTTAATCGGTCCAACGACCGTCTCCATTGCATCACCGATTTCCTGAACCATCTCCGGTAATGTCGGCTTGTCAAAGCCTGTCGCAGTAATGTAATCAGCCATATGCACCTTATTTCAGGCATAAAAAAGCCCCGCACAATGGCGAGGCATATTGAAGGGGTTATTTATCAGGGGTACTGCACCAACCCGTAATCAGTGTTGGCTGTAAACTCGATACTCAGCTTTCTCTCTGCCCGGTCAAAGCTGTAGGTAAACTCAACTATGCCGGTAACACCTTCTACAGCGAGGATTTCTGTACGGATGGCTGATAGCGCACCATTAAGCGTTACCTGCTTACCGAGAATATCTTGTAAGTACGGCGTTCCGAATTGACTATCAAGGAACCACTCTCCGCGCCACATGTTAAGTCTGAACTCGACCTGCTGCCTGACGCGCTCAGCACCATCCACAAACTGTAAAAGACCATTAGTGAATACAATCTTGTTGTCGGTTAGTCTGAAATCAATCATTAGTTTTCTGGCTCCCCTGTTGTTCCACCGCTATCGCCAGGGTGTTTATGTGTGGCAATCTTGATGCCGTTAATCACTACATCGCCAGTTACATTCATAGTCCCAGTAATGCTTGCCACTGAACCAACTCCGCCAGAACCAGTCATTCCACCTTGATATGTGAACATGTTTTCAACGGTCATTTGTCCCTTAACGGTATGAAGTGGAGTTGTTTCCTCTACTCCGCCCGGCGCATTTATCGTTATTTTCCCATTGGCATCTATCGCTATAAATGCATCACCATGATACATGCGCATATCGTCATTACCTGGAACGGCGTCACTATAGCCAGCTCCCGGTATTACGTAAGAATCGATTATGTCGAAACGGCGAGTATCATCACTACCATCTATTGCTTGCTGACAAACAATCAAGAAACACTGGTCACCAGCCATAACTGGCCCTTTAATGCCAGCTTGACCACCGGCGAACTGTGGCCAGATCATTCGAAGGTCGCTTAAAACTGGGTAAGCGTTCGTATCACCATCTGAATAGATTTTCTCTCCATCCGGCTTTACGGTTACCCTTCCAGCGTTATAACTGACGACTGTACACGGCAATGCAGTGTTAACCGTGTCCATTTCAGTGCTTACGAGCCGCCTTAACGCTTCAACCACATCACTGTTATCAGCCATTAAATGAACCTCAATAGCGCCTCTACGCTCCATTCCTGCCCATGTGTATCACCGCTATAACGCGCCTCTTCCACACGAAAGAACTCACCATCAATCCCGCGCGATTTCACCTGCACATAAGCGCCTGGATAAATCGCCGGATTAAGTAGTGATTTCACCCTGTAGCCCTGCACCTCAAGAGTCACCCTATCCTTCAACTTCGCGGTGGGGTCTTCTACATCAACAACGGTGCGCACAATCCCTTTTTGACCGTACTTAATCCCCTGCTTAGCGGCAGTCTTCTCGGTCATCGTCTTTGCTTCGCGGCGTGGGTATCCAATCATCCCAGTGTCTTTCGACAGGACAACCGCCGTATCTGCGTAAACTCCGCCCTTCTTGATGATCTGAATTTCCCCATCCTGTGCGCTCCACTCAAGCCCAAGATAGTTACAAATCCTATCCATAGCATCACGCACCCTGCCGTTATAGGCGAACCCTCCTACATACTGCTTATCCTGTACCTTGCTAATGCTTTTCTTAATGGGTAATCCAAAGTTTTTGGCGACGCCATCAAGTACCGTCATCGCAGAGGTATTTGGGGGGAATGAAACACTGATCTTCGCGTCACGAAGAGGAATAACGCTATCTAGCAGCTCCATTTCTGTAACGGTATCTGGCCCGTCCTGATAGGTTAGGCTGCGGCAATTGGTTCCCGTGAATATGGTGATAGCCCCAATATCGTTTACGTAGCCAGCTTTGATGATAACGATATTATTAATTGTCTCGAGCATGGTGATCGTGCTTGGAGCTGCATTGTAGATTTTAAGAGAGGCTTGATTGGCTGTTTTGCTGGCTGTTTTTGTGATGTCGAATTCAAATCTCAGGTCTTTAATGCTAACCGCATCGCCTTGTGGCTGACCAACAACTATCTCACCCGTTCGTAGAAATAAACTCATTTATCTCTTCCTTAGAGGCATAGAGCAAAAGGTGATCTCCACCAATGGAGTCAATATCTGGTCTGGTTTTCTCGCCATAGGTACGAATGAAATACAGATCGCCAGAAAAGTTATCGAGACTGAAGTTCTTTAGTAATGGGTAATTCTGAACAAGCTTTACTCCAGTTATGATGGGAACAGATTCACGATCATAAATACCCAACGACCAGAATCCGAATCTCTCATTCCACCGCAATCTTAGAGATACAGGAGTGTCATCAAACACAGCCTGAAGCGTCTGGTCAGTAAACCCTGCTTGAAAATTTAATGGGGTCATTACGTAACACCGCCTATAATTTTACCTAGATAATCACCCAACTTTCCGCTAGCCCCAGATAAACCATCAGATGCCTGTTTGAGAATTGAACCGGTATTTTTACCGTTATCCTTAGTGGGCGTCGCTCGATTAGCCGTTGCCGGATCTGATGAGTTGGATGTTCCAGCCTTCGAAGTCCCAGACGTTCCATTGCCAGATTTTTTTACGCCAACACCGGGTGGAAGTTCAGTAGTTGCAGTGCTAACGATATTGCATTGAACGGCATCTATAGTGAAGTTAACCGCATCCCCATCGCCAGCTCTACGAGGTATATTTATTGCTTGAAGAAGCATGTTCTCGTAGGTGTAATTTTTGGTATAGATGGTGACTAATTCATTAGATTGGTAAAGCGAATCAAGTAGCTTGATTGCTGTGTTGACCCGATCCTCACCTGAAAACCCGCTAGCTAAGGCATTTGATAGCTGTGTTAAAACACCGGTTACCGGCGCATTGCTGATCATGCCCGCAACCGTGAGCTTTCTTGGCTGCCTGATAATATGGTCAGATATCGGTGAACCATTCTCTACAGGGTTCATTGTTACATCACGATTCCACTCGTGTGTCTCCTGATCTAACGTGTCGAATTCTAGATTGCCGATAGATGGGTCATTAAGTCGGAATGTACTGTCTCCAGATGTATTCCATAGAAAGCCAAGCACATCAGTCGCCATGCTAGCCCCCTGTATTAAAGTTTAGAGTGTTTCCAAATCCAGAAATAAAATCTCTAGCCTGATTTCCAATCGCCGTTTCAACGGCATCAGCGATATCATTCGGGTCACTAGTTGCAGCATTCACGGTCAAGTTTATGTTTGGTTTGTAATCGATAGATGGAATACCACCAACACCGCCAATAGAATTACCAAGATACGTCCTTGGTGGGGATAGGCTAGTTAGGTTAACTGAGGTGGCAGAGTCAACAGCACGACTACCGTATAGATCACCAAGAGTCGTATTTTTAGCCCATTTACCGAATGAAGTATCACCGATCAAGTTATCCATAGCCCCTTCAACCGCTGGGTATAAAAATGATGCTGTCAAGGCTTTATTCAAAAATCCACTTCCTTTTCCAGCCCCCCCAGTATTACCGGCTGTAGCAATCGCGGTTCCCGTCGAAGTGGCTGCTCTAGTCGCTATACCCAGCGTAGCAAGCACCCTAGTTAACCATTTACCTGCAAGATATACGGCAAAGGATTCAAATATCGTCTTCCACCCACCAACAGCGTCTTTTATCCAGCCAAGTGCATTTATGAATTTATCAATCCCACTCTTATAATTATTATAATCGCCTAAAATATCGCCCATTATGGAAGGGCGACCTTGCGACCATGCAACAAAATCATCACACAAAAGGTAAAGTAATGCTATTGCTCCAACAGCTAACGCGATAGGACTAGTTAACGCAGTAAATGCAGCAGAGAGAAGGTAAACAGCGCCGACCAATCCAGCCGCGCCTAACGCTACCCCAAGTATCTTTACAGCGTTCTCAGCGCCGCCGAGGGCGTCGGTAACAATATCGAGTGAATATTCTACTTTGTCTGCCATCCACAGGAACTTATTTGCTACCCATGTCACCGCTCCGCTGCTGCGGTTAAGCCTGTTGATAAACATCGACCACCTGTTGTTTACCAGAACGAGCGCCTGACCAATGGTCATTGGTATCCGCTTGTACATCTTATTGAAGTAATCACTCATGTTCATGGTGGCCTGGATTACTTCTTTGGTTGTCAGCTTCCCTTCGCTGGCTAATTTTTTCAGTTCTCCTCTCGGGTATCCCAGAGATTTAGCCAACTGGTCAAGATACTGCGGTGCAGCCTCTGCCATTGCCCTGAACTCATCACCCTGCAATGTGCCTGAGCCTAGCGCCTGAGAAAACTGAAGGAATGCTGATGCCTGTTCTTGAGCGGTAGCACCACCAACTACTAATGCCTGAGACAGAGTGGATGTGACCTTTTCGACCTCTTCAGAGGTTTTAAGGTAGTCCTGCGCTGCATTGCCAATACGGGTGTATACCTCCGCGTAGGCCTGTATTCCCATTCTGTTTTCGGTTGCCTTCTTAGCTACCGCATCGAAAGCTTCACCAACATCACCGACAGTTTGCGGAAGGAGGCCAACCCTGGACTCAAGCGATTGCATGGTGTCAGCAGTTTTGGAAATGTTTGAGATGGTTACAGCACCGAATACCGTAGCAAGAACACCGCCAAGCGCATTGAATGACTGAATGGTTTTATCGACCTTTCCGTCTACTCTGTCCAGTCCTCGCCCCACGCTATCTGATCCGGTAAGGCCGAGGCGGATAAGTAATTCACGAATAACCATTTACTTCTCCATTGGCGTGTTCAGATAGTCGGTCATCTCTATGAGTGCATTAAGCTTGAGCAGGTCTTCGCATGTGATAAGTCCTGACTTCACTTCTGCAACCGTACACATATTTCTCATTATTGGACGCCACACCCATAGCTCTGTTTCAACATCTTCCCTTAGCTTTCCCGTGTCGCGCCTTTCGCCAGTGACTGAACCCGATTTGCCAGCTCTTCTGGGCTTAACCCAAACAGGGTGAGAACTTTCGTAAAAAAAGGGGTGAAGTTGAGCTTCAGCACTTCCCAACACAGCTCGAAGAAGTCGAACAGCGTGTCTACTGTGAACACAAGGTTAATCGCGTTAGGGCTATCAATTTTCTTCTCATCGCTCACACTGATAACGGATGAGTCGCGTAGAATTGGGATGATCACCTCTTCCAGCGTCTTTTCATCAATGCCGGCTAGCAACTGAATGGCGTTTGCATCACCACCTGAAGCCAGACCTTTATCTAGAAGTGTCTTAAGTTTCACTAGATGTTTTGCGGCGGCGAAAGCATTCATCTTCGCGGCCTTAAACTCTTTATCGCCAATACTAAATGTGGTTAATTCCATTTCCGTTAATCCCCAATAAAAAACCGCCCGTAGGCGGCCTATTTAAACGTTGTTCCCGCCTAGCGAGAATTTAAGGTCTGCACACTCAAAGGTGTAAATACGTTCGCCAACCTCATTGGTTGAGAAAGCCACATCACCGAGTTGGTATAGCCAAGCCTGACCTGCGGCAATAACGGTTCGACCAGAGAAGTCGGTCACCGAAACTGGGTAAACGGCCTTGCCATCATCAGTCAGCGAGTCAAGATTCATCAGTGCTGAGATTTCATCGTTAGCAATTGAAGTTTGCATAAGATGTAATTCAATCTGACCGCGCTTATCAGTTACGCGCGCGCGCCCGACAGAACCATCCAATCCCGCTTTTGATTCATAGAAGTTTGCATTTTTACGAGCAGTGATAGAGTCACCATCACTAAACCCTGTAAGCAGTAGCGGTCCGATAGTGACAAACACCTCAGAGCCGTCATAAGTGCCAGTTAATTCAGCAGACATAATTAGCCCTCATAGCTGTAAGTCAGTGATCCGTTAATCTCAACCAGTTGAATTGCACCAGCTAAAAGCGCCACGAACTCAATGTATAGAGTGCGTGTTGCTTTAATATCTGCTGACACATCAGCCGCGTTTGGATAGGTGATTTTAAATCCTGGCACTGTATTGCCATCGGCATCCCGCTCATCAGGAGCAATACCGCCAGCCTGCTGCCCCTGAATAAGCGAACCGTTCAGGTTATTCACAATCAGCGCAATTCCGCCGTTGGTATAAGGGACTTTTTTCTGGCGGATCATCAGCGACGCCATGTTCTTCTGAATTGTGTCAACCAGCCAGTCACGGAATCGCACAACATCAATCCACTCACCAGAGGCCACCTTCCCTTTGTTAATTAGGAAGGTATTCTCCGCATATTTCTCATACGCGTTAGCATTCTTTTGGAATACATAGCTCTGTTCGGTGTCACTGAATTTACTTGGTGTGATTGCGGATAAAGTTTTTAGCGCCCATGTTTCGCCGCCCGGAGCGATAGTAAAGCAACGCCCCATCCATGCCATTTCTGGATATTCTGTTGCTGCGGCCTTGTGAGCGATCAAGCTAGTGCGAAGATATTGCAGTTCTTGCAGTTGAGATGCGATATCTGTATCACCAGAAGCCCAAATGCCAGCAGTGTCACTACATGCAAAGAACAGCTTTGTTTGGGTCTCTGCCCATGCCGACGCTGCACTGATGAGGTCATCGCCTCGCTCTACTAATGCAAACCCATACCAACCTGAATCCTCTTGCTGAATGCCATTGAGATCAGCCGCTAATCCATCATCAGACCCCGAGGATGAGATACCCAAGTTAGTAACCGGCTTAATAACAGTGGCTGTGTCTGGCGCTTTGATTGTCAAACTTAGCCCATCTGCACTAGCCGTTGCAGTAAACAGCGCAGCAATAACAGATTGCGCGGTAAGGGCTGTATTCAGACCGGTATAAACGTCCTCAGCATCATCACCGCTAGCCGCGGTATAGGTAATATCAGTCCCGTTTACATTAAACGTAAAGATATTCCCTGCCACAATCGATGGAATGGTTACCGTTAGGTTTACTAACACAGCATTTCTACGGCCAACCCATGCCTGATTTGGTCTTGGTGTTTGGCTAAAGACAGCAGAAAGCGCCTTAAGCGTTTGCGGATCTAGGCCATCTTGTTGCGCTGCGTTATAGCTTGAATATTTGCGTACCCGCTCACTAAAAGCCGTTGTAGGCGATACTGCGAGCGGAATACCGAATGACGCCTTAGCGATACTCGCTGTATCCAGCGAAATAACCACATTGGCGATTTGGCTCAAATCTGCCATTTGATAACTCCGTATTGATTAGTCGGATGTGACGGCGAGAGTGATGTGTGTTTCTATGCCGCCGATGTCGCCATTCGCATCAACGGTTTCAATAAGGCCAACGTCATCCAGATATTTGCCTGTATAACGAAATGTTAAATCTACGTTTGCCATAGCTTCGAAGTTTGCTTCATCACGTAGGCCTGTCAGATCATTGACCTGCGCATTGTTGCTAATAACGAAGCGTTCTTTACGCATGAGATAACGGCTAGTTGTCTTTCTGATGTTATTCACCAGATCGTCGCAATACTCTCTGGCGCTTCCGCCGTAAACGTTCACCATCACCGTTCCCTCTCGAACGCCATGTGAGGGCATAACGCCACCATCATCAACCTCTCCATGCTCATCCCTTCCGACCGTAAGGCGTGTGGATACGCGCAACGTGGCATAGGGTAGCTGTAAGCGAGAGTTATTCTGATTGGCGTAGGAAAGTGGGATGGTGATTAACTGAGATAGAACACGGTAGGCGGCAGATTCAACAGCATCAGGAACAAATTTTGATACCGTGGTTTCAGCCATCGCGCTTCCTTACTACATAATATTTATAGTGTGAGATGATGCCGTTCTGCCATGGTTCGCGGTGCTTAACCTCATAGTTAAATCCGTCAATCACCACAATGGCGGGCTGCGCCATGTCGAAATCGTCAGTGATCTGCAACTTGGTATCGCTGTATAGCCTGCGATAATCAGTTAGCCTACGCCCAGCCTCTAAACTCTCAATCTCCTGCGTGTCTTTGATGCTTTGCACGCTGAAATAGGCTTGAGACTCCACCATCTCACCATCAACAATCACACCGTTAACCAGCGTAGATGGAGCAGGGGTAAGCACTTTGTAAGGTCTGCGGAATGGGTTACTCATTTCGATTTACCATAAGGATGAATGGCGAAAGTAACTGAGTTGAGCATCACGCCCTTGTCTATCAGCGGCTTTGATGACCCCTTCAGTGACACGGTCAATGGAGCATTAGGAGCCCACTCTCCATTAGTAATGCTTTTCTTGACTCCATTCACCATTTCTACACCGGCTGCATTTAGAAATTGCATGAACGTGGCCTTTCCGAGCAATACCTGAGTAACGCCATTCACTGAGAATTTCTCAAGTCGTGATACTGAATTGTCAAAATAGGTTCGCATGAATGGGCGTGATGGGATCTTTCTAGTCCCGAACTCATTCCATGTAGCGTAATCGGCAACAAGAACGCCGTCATTCACCTCCCCCTTCTGAATGCCCGTTACTACCTCTTTGCTTCCAGTCGCTTTAAGCTCTTGCTTGAGGTTATCCCAAAGCCTTTTGTTATCCGTTATCTTTACGGACACAAGCAACCTCCTACTATTCCTCTCGTCATAATAGAAAAACCAGCCCCCATGCGTTTACGGAGCAACTGGAGCAGGTTTCCATATGTGGTGCCACTGAGGTAGCTGGAATCGCTGGAAACATTGCCATAGGTGATAGACAAATCACCTTCTTTGCGTGACAAAACCTTACCAGATGAAGATGATCCATCCTGAGAATATCCGCCCGGCGATGCCATGATATGTGCTGCCATTAGTGCTAGTGCAACGTTATAGGCCTTTCCATATTCATCAACACACACATAAAACGTAGCAAAATCGATATACCCCTGAACCACTTCATCGGGAACAGCCGCAAATTCAGGCGCAAGCTTGCGGAAGATTTCCAGAGGCGTTAGGCCTTCAAATGCGGCGATGTTCATTACTTTTTGTCCTTCTCTTTCTTATCCACAGCAGTAGCGGTTACTTCTTCGTCTTTTCCCGCAATACGTAGTTCGCCTTTAGTGATTGATGCCTGAACGGTTTTATTGTCCTTCCATTTATCATCAATCTCTGCGGTTTGACCCGGTGCCAGTTTCTGTCCAGCGATGTAATAAAGACGTGCGGATGAGTTAGTGATCTTCATTGTTAATCCTTAAAGAAAAGAGGCCGAAGCCTCTTAAATGCCTTTGATGAGATGTAGAGTCAGCGGCAGGTATACCTGTACGCCAGTAGCGCGGCTATGGCATGGGATTTTGATTGCCAAGTTATTCGCCTGTGGAGGTAATTGCTCGAACGGCTGCGGAATTTCCATAGAGGCGTTGTCAGCGTTACGCTCCATTACCAGTGCAGCTTTAGTACCTGCTCCATCAATGTCTTCCAATTCGTTTACACGGATCCACTGCATGCCCGGATATTGGGTATTGAAGTAGGTCATGTAAGACGTGTTGGTGTTAGGCATCGGCTTAGAAAGGATTTTGAATGCGCTAGGTGGAAGTGCGATCACGTTAGCGGCATGCAATCCTTTGGTGATGGTCTCGATAGCAGATACAGCATCTTCCAATTCACCTGACGCAATTTCACCAGTTGTCCAGCCAGCAGAGGTAGTTACTAGAATGTTTGGATGGTCAAGCACCCCGACAATCTGATAGGCGTCATCACCGAAGAATGCCAACTCATTAACTTTAACGTCATGAGCTCGTCGGGCTGCATTGGCCAGTCGAGTTGGCAGGTTTTTGCCAGTTGCCTGTGATGCGCGGATTTCCATCAGGTCGTATTCGTAGAAGTTACCAAGGCTGAATACCTTGCCTGTTTCTTCGCGATAGTTAACCCCTACGTTTGGCAAATCATCTGAATAGTCGGCGATGATTCGCGCCATACCAGTTGCGTCCATTACACCGTAAGTGAATGTTTTGGCGTATGCAGGGATTTCAAAGGTCACTGGGAAAAGCGTGGTTGCTGTCAAAGCAGGGTATTCGACTTCGTAAACCTTAGATTTAACGTAGTCCAACTCACGAGCGAGGAAGATTGATTCCCCTTCGTCAAGTCGCAGTCCATTAGCCGCTGCACTAAGCTGAATAGCTTGCAAGTCAGCTTCATCGTAATTCATCTGTTCCATTATCGTTCCTTATTCTGAGGCTGCTGGTTGTGTTGCTTGATTGCGGATCTGAACTTCAGCCAGATGGATGGTTTCACCAGCGCTATTTTTGTAGTTGGTGAATCGGCCTGTGAACTTCCAACCAAGCGCCAGAGAGCCGCCAGTTGCCGCCACTTTCCCAGCATCAGCATCAGAGGTAAGCACATTTACATCTGCCCCCATAGTTGGCGCTGCTGTCAAGGTGGTCACCGCCCAGATTCGCCCCCATGTCATTACGTTAACGGCATCGCCATTCTCGTACTGACCCGTAACGCAACCATAGTGGCTGAATCGGCAGATACCCATCAGGTTTGCGGCGCCGCCTGCGGCTGATACCTGTTTAACTACACGCTTGTCATTATCGACTGATACGCGAGCTACAACATAGCCGGGCTTAATAGCACCTTGGGCAGCATTACAACCATCGGTAATTTGATGAGTTGCATCTGAACGCATACCCGGCATAGCGATCTGCATGTTGTTATCGTATGAGGTTTGAACGGCCATTATTTAGCCTCCTTTTTGCCATGAAGGCGGTCGAGATACTTTTGGCGGGCTGCGGCAGAACCTTTCAGTTCAGATGCATCATTGCGTGTTTCCGCTTTATCCTGATTGACGATTTTGCGCTGCTGCTCCATAGGAGCTGACTCAATCGCCATATCGAACGCGACGTTGATGTAGGTGTCGTCTTTACCGTCTAGCTTGATGGATGGCTTCAGCTTGGCTACAACCGACTTCTTGACGGAAATGTCATCCAGCCCATCGCACTTGATACCGTGCTTCTCTGCTTTAGCTTCCAGTTCGGCGCGAGCTTTAATAGTTACAGCCGCATCCTCTCGAGCCTGCTTCAGTTTCGTTTCAAACTCAGCTGCATCAGCCTTGAGAGTGTCACGCTCTGCGGTGATGGTTGAGATTGTGGTATTAGCCTCATCAAGCTTTGTCTGCTTGTCAGCGGCATCCTGTTTCAGCGCCAGATATGCAACAACCACTTCGGGGGCTGCTTCATATTCAAGGTCGCTGTCTAAGCGGATCTTCTGCATTGTTTTACCTTTTGGTTGGTTGTCGTCATCATCTAGGGCGATTTCTTCATCACCATCGAGATTTAGTGTTGCCACGTCTCCGGCGCGAGCCTTTGAGACGAGAGCTAAATGATTGATGCGGATGTTTCGCTGCACGGCGTCATAACGCTGTCCATTCCATTCACCCGGTGTTTCATCGAGGTCTAAGCGATAGCCAAGCGATAATTGCTTAGTCTTTCCGCTGGTCGCTGATGTAACGGCGTTTTCGTCATACACCATGATTGGCACAACAACGTTTTCACCATCCTGTCTAGCTGGTTCCAGCATGGTGCCGACCATATGCTTTTTGGCATTTTTTGAGTTGACTGCTCCGGGGTGACCAATAGTGATTGGTTTTCCTTTGAAGCTTGCCAGTGAGTCTGCGTTAAACACTTCCTCCGGTGGGCGAAACTCGCGACGTTCTGATCCGTCTGGATTGCGGTAAATTTGGATACCGACACGCCCAACTACAGGTGTGTCCTCAAGGTATCTGTCCTCATTTACAGACGCGCGGAGTTCTCCCACATCAAATCGAGATACTGTCTTCATTGATTGCCTTATTTATTCGCCGATATCGAAAACTGAGCCCGACCAGTCAGGTTCGGCATAACAGCGGCAGCGGATTGGCTGCCCGGGGTGTCCATCGGATGGTGGGCTTGACCACTTAAAGCGCTTCCCTTCCCGATCAACATGAATTTGCCTTTCACGATTATCGAGAACGCCACGCCAGATATAACCATCTATTCCAGCGTCTGCCTGTCTCTGCTTTGTTAGTGCAGAGTTGGCCTTACCTATCTGATCAACTGCGATAAGCTTTGCTCGCCTTTCAGTGACGCCGTAGCGCTCCTGAATCTGCTTTTTTATGGTGTCAGCACTGGAGCCGTTCATCACGCCACGTTGAATGATGCCTTCCATGTCTGATAGCTCATCAGCAGGAATAGATTTAATCAGACGAGTGTTTTCAGATACCCATAGCTCTTGCATTTGGCGCAACCAAGGCTCTGCTCTATAGGCGTCAACGCCGAGTACGCCGAATGAAGTGGGTACCGTTGTTTGACCTGCGATAATGGCTTGTGATGTGGGTAGCTCTACCCCAGTCCCACCCTTTACGATTAAACGCCATTGCTTATCGTTGAACTGGCTGGTTAGTGAGAAGAAGGACGGAAGCCTTTCAATGACTGGTTGGAATATCCGGTTACCTGCATTGCGCAGATAAGCCAAAATAGCCGCCATATCGTCCTGCCACCCATCAAAACGTATGTCACCATATGATGAGTCGATTTCTTTGTTGAATTGCCGTGTAGCCTTTACCAAAGCGTTTGTGTAGTCACGCTCTACACCGTAGGGATGAAGCCATACTCTAGCCATCATTCATCTCCGGATAGACATACCCACCGCGTTTTTTGAGGGTGGCAATACCTTCATCATTACTAACCCAACCAAGCTGAGCATAACGCTCGTCGGCCTGTGACCATTGATTAGCTGTTTCTGCCCGCTCTTTGTCGGTCGGCACAGATAGAGGGTTAAACTTGATAGTCCACGTTTTATCTGTCGTGAGGAAGGTAACTGCTTTCTCAATAGCTGGTCGCGCTTCATCTTTTTGCTTACGTCCAACTAATTGCTTCCATGACTCAGGCACCGTGGTTTTGTCAGCACCTTGCCCAGTTGGTGTCTTGGTAAAAAGGATTTGCTCATCAATACCAGTTAATGCAGAGATACGGAGTTGCTTTCGATCCTGAACATCAACTACACCAGACAAGTCGCCATTCAATAGCTCATACTTCTCAGTATTAGCATCAACGCCAATGGTATTCCCGTTACTGCGGGTCATATCCACCATGTTAAGACGTGCCTGAACAACGTCCCTACCTTCACCGTCTTTACACAGTTCAGCCAAATCAGCAGCAGACCATACGCCTTGTTGCTTTCTTTCCAGCAGACTTGTTGCATGGTTATGGCTCATGCCGTAATCGGTTAGTGCATCGTAGATACCCTGTAAGCAGGATGCGCCCCATCCTTGGTTCTGGTGACGTATCTGGTTTGGCAACCGCTCACCATCGAAGATGTGGCACCGGCTGGCGTGTACGTAGTACGGTGTGCCGGATATAGGGTTAATCTGGTACTGGATGATTTCCCCGTAAGTCAGGCTTTCCGGATTTAAGTCGCGGAGGAAAGGCTGAACCTGATAGCGGTCATACACCCGAACAAACTCTAGACTCCCCTCGCCAATCTCTGACGTTAGCTCACCGCCATCATTTACGCCGAACAACATCAGCGATCCACCATAGAGACGAGCCCATGCCACTGCATCAGTGAAATGCTGTGTCAGATTTAACTCATCCCACCGAGACATGATCTCCGGTTCGTTGTTGGCACCTTCAATGGTGAATCCGGCGCGAAACATCTCATCGGCAACCAAATCGACAATGCGACGACCCAGCCCATCACCGAGATAAATATTGTCTAATGTCGTTCTGGTTAGCAGATGTGCGAAGCGGATCCGACTGTATGCCGACCTGTCACCGCCAGTACCAATGTTCATGAACACATTTTGATAACTGTCCATGCGTGATTGTTGTTTATTGAGTTTCTTTTGCTGTCTGTTGCTACGTTTAGCCATTGCCTCACCTTAACCGGCAAGAGCTTTTAGCCTTGCCAGAGCATTAGAAGTTGGCGCAAAGGCCATGATCAAGGAGTCGGCCATGTTAGGCGACGGGATGCCGCGCTTTTTCATGTCCTTTTTGCTTTCAACTTTCACTCTGCCGTTATTGTCGTAATCAACGCGTGGGCGTGAAAGTTCAGCCTTGAGGTATTCGAGGTTTTTGATATCGGATGAAAGGCTTATTAGTTGGTCATCAGGGAAGGTTTCACCATGCTCTATCGCTCTCCATGTATTGTAGAAGCGCTGTCTAACCATCCACCAAGCTTGTGCCTTTAGGTTGGAGAACATGTCTTTGTTTGTTTTACCTGGCATGTATTCACTATCAGGCTCAAATACAGCGGCGGCGGCATTGAATCCCTCTACCTGACTTCTGGCAATGCGATTGAGCTGCGCCTTAACGCCAGCACCAACGCCGATTGAGTCGTAAATAACCTTGTCAGCACTGATGCTGTCTGCATACTGGTTTACTCGGTTGGCAGACTCGATTACATCGCCACGACTCCACTCCTGCACATCCTTAACAACTGATCCGTGTGCCATTGTGATGGCGTTGCTATCTTCCCCTTCATCTGCAACGTCAAAGCCGATTCTCTTGGCACCAGACGCAGTGAATTTGAGTTTGATATGGGAATCTACTGCTGCGGCAATCCATGAAGGTTTGATGATAGCAAGGTCGCTATCCGCTACTGGCTGCCCCTCCCAAATGTGCTGATAAAGATCGAAGTCTTTACGCTTGCACTCATCCATCTCTAGGCGCAGAACATCAGGAAAGTGAGGATTATCATTCCAGTTAACCGTTAGTAGGCAAATGTCATCAGGTGGATTGATAACGAACCTTTGGTGTGTATCGTCCAAAATGTTCTTCGGGTTGTAGCTTACCCATATCTCGCTACCGGGCTTTCGAATGGTTGGGATCAGCACATCCCAACTCTCTTTGGTTACCGCCTCAGCTTCCTCTACCCAGCAAATGTCGATACCTTCCAGTGATTTCACTTTTGTGATGTTGTTCTTAATTCCGTAGAACATGAACAAGCTGTTGGTAGCAATATGCCTGATGTAGACCTTCTGGATCTCAAACTCGCTGTTATACCCTTCGCGCTCTATCGTATCTGCGATCAGCTGAATAACTGAGTCGGCTATGCTGGCCTGAAACTCACGAGCACAGAGAAATCGATATGAGCCTCTTCGCGCCATTTCAACCAAGAGCCTTGCAATTGACCACGACTTACCACTACCCCGCCCACCCTTAGCTACCTTGTAGCGGTGTGGCTTGATAAACGGCTTGAATACTGGATTAAGCATCGTCATCTTCAAAAAGCTCCGATAGTGGTTTTGTCGCAGTGATGGTTAGCTTCGACTCTTTTGGCGGTTCCCATCCCTGCAAATCGGCCAGTTGCTTTATTGCCGCCTTTGGGTCGTGGAGCTTTATCGATATTCCACGTTTCCCAGCAGTCAGCTCAGATATAGCAGATAAGGCACCTGCGCTTTGTAGCGCGGAATTCTTGAATCGCCATCCGGCCTGAATAATCGGATTGCCATTATCGTCAGTACCGCACTCTGCTTCGCTAAACTCGACCATCTCATGCAGTGATGCCCTTGCCATCAAACTAAGGCGCTCAAGAGCCTCCTGACGCGACATAACGGCATCAGAGATAGCTTCTTTGTTCATCTCGTCAATGAAAGCTTTCACCTTAGGATTGGTTAGGATTTCGCTAGCGCAAGCACTGGCCGTCTCATCCTTTTTTGCCTTCCCGCCCGCTTGTTTATATGCATCTATTTGGCTAAGCCCCTTAACGATGCCTAACGCAAACTTCTGCTGTAATTTGGTCAGATCATCGAATAGGGCTTTCTGGTGTTCAGTTAGCTCCATGTCGATTCCTTTTGATTGTCATTAAACATGGCTCTCGTAAGAACCATCTGTAATGTGAGCCGTCTGTTCCGGCTGTCAGTGACATTTCATCCGCCATCGCAGTCACCGCGAACCATGAGGGGCAAACCGTGCAAAACCCCGGCGTTATCCCTTACATCTTATTCCGCGCACTCGTCCCGAGGAGAACCAGTATTACTGGAGGGAGTCTTTGTTAAACGCGAGAGATGTGTTTACGTGAAGAGGGATGGACTAACACGACCACTGAGTGGTAAATGAATTTTG